TCATGGCACGTTATAACCTGCATGATTATCTGGATGATCAGCGTCACTGGCTTGCTGTTTGGCAGGATCACCTTGAGAAGCTGGTTGGTCAGCCTCTGGTTTGATCCCCACGTTATCTTCCCAGGCCAGCAGGTCTGAAAGTCTCCACCTTTTAGGGCTGCCATTTATTTTAGGCTGCGGGAATGGCTGAGCAAAGTAAGAGGGCATCCGGGATGGGGTGCTCCAGAAATAAAGTGTGCTGCGCGATATTTTGTATCTGGACAGAACGTCATCGGTTATCAAAATTTCATCTGATTTATGAGATGTATTAGTCATAAAAACCCCTTAGTTACATTGTCCAGGCAGATGGTGTAGCCGGCGCGCGCAGCTCATGGCTGTGGCCACATAGCTACTTTTTCTGTTAACAACTTCTACAGTGATCTTTGAGCCTTGAACCACCACCGTATAAGTTCTCTTTGTTTTCTGTCGCCCGTAGGCTCCATAAAGCTCAACGTGTTTTGCCAGTGCCGCATCGCACGCCTGGCGGCCCAGTGGTGATTGTTTGCTTCGGTTAATCAGTCGCATATACACCTCACACAAAGACATCAACCGGATCGCCAGCTGCGCGCGCGTTGTCGTTCGCTTCACGGCGGAGGCCGAGAACATAGCCAACGGGATCCCAACTGGACAGAATTGCGTTGAGCTCTTTCTGGCTGTGCCAGGTTGTCATGCGCTTTTTAAGCGCGGTGGCGCAGGCGCGCACGTTCGCTCGTGTGGGGCCGGCCATCTTCATGCACAAGCACAAAGTCAGAAGCAGATCCGAATATTCATCGGCGGCCACGCGCAATGTCGCGGGGTCAATGCTAGCTTCCAGCTCAGGTAATCGATGTTTAAGACTCATGCTGCACCGCCTTCAACGAGCTTGAACTCGATAACCCAAACCCAGGGGTTGGATTTCCAGCCCTCCTCGCCGTAGATGGATTCCCACAGGTACTTGAATGCGCCTGTTACTGTTGGCCTTCCGGTCATATTGTGGTCTGCAATGCAGTCGTAACAGTCCTGAGAGTCATAAAGTGCCTCCATGTCGATTCCTTCCGCCTCCGCATCCTCTTCGCTGATAGCGTTCAGCCGCTCAACCCGCACGTCGGATATTTCCATCTGAATGCGACTGGCGGTGCGTGGCATGTGAATGGATGGCGTCCAGCGAATTTCTTCAGCCGGCGGCACGTTTTCATAAATCGAAGGAACGTGCTCAGGGTAATTCGCACGATAAAGTTTGAGGTCCGGTGCGCTGGCTCCAGCCTCTGCCCATGTTTCACGCACCCAGATGCGATCTCCGACGTCTCCGAACGGGCAAGCATCTCCAACAAGCCCACCCCAGCCGCCTTTTCCGTTCTGCATTTCTTCTTCGACATGAAGCATTGTTTTAAACACGTTGCTTGGCCACCAATGTCCACCGCGGGGGCATGGTTCTGGTTGAGGTTTCATAATCCGCCGGGTCTGCGTCTTCCGACCGTCGAGAATGGCCCGCACCATTTCCCCGTTAAAAATCATTCCGCGTTCAGTAATTTTCGTCATATCGTTACCGGGAGGGCGAGCCCTCCCGCCTCCCTTAGCCCACGTATTCCGGTTTCATGTCGTCCAGGGTGATGCGGAACTGGTCATACAGTTCATCACCGAGGTGGCGTTTCGCGCCGTTGAGAATGCCTTCAGCTTTAGCGAACAGTTCGACGGCTTCCGGTTCTCCGGGATTAGGTAGAGAGTTGATCGCGGCCTCAACTTTGTTTCTGGCGTCTACCATGAAATAACGCTGCACGGCTTTACCTTTCAGTTCGGTGAAAAGAACAGTGCCCAACACAGCTTTCTCTTTATCCAGATCCGCCCTGATGGCTTTTGCTGCATCGACCGATTCGGCGCGCTCAATGCGGTCACGGAAATCATCTGCCAGGGAATCAATATTGAGAGCTGAATCCTGCGCGCTGGTGGTGATGTCTGTTCCGCTGGTGATCTCTGCGACAGACATTCTTTGCGCCGGCGCCGGGTTTATTTCTCGCTCGGTCCTTTGTTCAACTTCATCCGGGCTGTAAACACCCAGGATGACTTCTGGGCAATACAGCCGTGCCCAGTATTTGACGCCCAGATAAGCGATCTGCTGTTTCGGGTTAGAAACCCACAAAGGAGAATTACGTGTGACGACTCCAGAGAGATAAAGTGGCTCCCCCCAGGTGATTTCTGATTCACCGCGCAGAATCGCGCCGACCTGGACGAATAACCCGATTTCGTCTTCATCAGCCCAGCCGCGCACCCGTTCTGTAACGCTGTATTTCCCATTTTTACCGTGTTTTTCCCTGGTAATTTCCTGCGTCCTTGTGCAACGTTCCCAGTCGCCGCCGTAACGATAATGAAATCGACCGTTAATAGCGCTGGAACTGGCGATTACCGCGTTGACGAGCTGGGCTTCATATCCGAGCACGCCGTTTACCAGATGCGTTTTTTGCGCGACTGCATAGGGATTCATGCCCCACTGCATAGCCTGCATAACGATGGCCATGCAATCGGCTGGCTTACCTGCAAGGTGAGCTGGCACTGTCACTTGTGAATCAGCCATAAGGTTTGCGAAAGCAGTTAACTGACCGAGAGCCTGAACGTTAAAGATCGCGTTGCTAGCTGAAATGGTGTTTGGTGCCTGCTGTTCGGCTGTAACAATGTTAGTGTTTTCCATGACTGTTCCCCCTTATGCCTGTACGCGCAGCGCTTCGAGACGGCGCATATCAAAATCGTTAAGTTCTTCGGTGTAGTCTTCGGTAATCGGCGCCGGCCATTCGCCAGTGTCGAAACCGTTCGCGATGGCACGCATTGCTTTGCGATATTCCAGCATGCCGAGTTCCAGCAGTTCTTCGGATGCCTCGATGATGGCGATCCAGTGGTAGTTCTCGTCTTTGTTAACGAATATCCAGAAGAACTGGTCAAGGGCTGCGGTTTCGCAGTACATAGCCGCGCTCAGGTGGTAATCGCGCTCGATGATTTCCCGGTGCAGCTTCGCGCGCAGGCCTTCCTGCTTGATGTTCCACATGCTGATGGTTTTCAGGTCCGCACCGATGCGCAGGCCGCCCATGTCTATCTCAAGGTCAGGACGCACGCGAACTTCCAACCCGGTTTCCTCATCAATGCCGAAATAGCTCACCTCGACGGCACGGCCCGGATGCGTCAACAACTTGCCGGCGGTCGGGTGATTCAACAGTGCTTTCTGAATGGCCAGTGCCGTAGCCAGCTGCTGGCGGGTAACCTGCACTTTTCCTTCCGGGTTCTCGCGCCATGCATCCAGCAGCTCATCGGCAAACACGGCATCCGGTTTTACCGATTTCACGGCCTGAATCAGATCGGCCTTTGTGCCAGAGACTTTCAGGGGCTGCGCCTTCTGTGCTTCCTGAGCAACCATGTCAGGATTAATAATCGCCAGCTGTTCCAGTAAGGCATCGCGGCCACCGCTGGTTTTCACCTGGGCGGGCAGGGTGGCGTTGTATTCCTTGATGCAGGCCTTCATTGCGGTGGCGGTTTGCTTCTGACCGTCTTCAATGCGCTGGAACTCAGCAGGTAAAGACATATAACCCTGGCCAGTTTCTTCAACTGATGTACCCAAGGGAACCTGGGCGGGCAGGTTCGCGTTGTATTCCTCCAGGAATCTCTTGATGTCCTCTGCGCTGAGCAAAACCGGAAGCCCGTTGTTGTATTCATCGATAAATGCGCGGATCGTCGCCGTCGTGGTGAAGGCGCCTTCCGGGATTTCCGGCTCGATACTGAATTCTTTTTCCAGCTGATCAGGCTGCAGCGCCAGTGCATGCACCAGATTGCCCATATCCAGAACAGGAGAGCGCACCTTCTGGATTGTTTTGGATACGTGGCGCGCCTCGAAATACATCAGCGATACCCGGGCATCTTTAACCATCGTGGAGCTGATGCCGTTAGCGGCGTGGTAGACCTCATTTGGCACGCCTTCATATCGACCAGGCTCGAAATACTCCGGCCATGCTGGCGCTGCTTGTTCAGCCTCTTCCTCTTCATCGCTATGAGCACTCTCTGAAACCTGGCTTTTCAGCACTTCGGCGGTAAGATCCGGGCAGCGTTCAGCCAGTATTTTGCTCATGTTCACGGCAATTGTTTGCGCAGGAGGCTCATCAGCGCCTTCGCCTGCTGATACCGCATTATCATTTTCGTCTTCGACCGGCTGAGCCGTTTCCATCTGCACATCGCTGGTGGTTTCCCCGGAATTAGCTGGATGTAATTTTTCTTCTGCAGCGCGCTGGCGCGCCTGGTCCACGATAGAAAGTGCCGGTGCCGGTGCCGGTGCCGGTGCCGGTGATGGCTGGCTATCCATCAGACCATCAATCGAAAAAACACCATTGCCCATGTTTGAAACTTCAGGCTGTTTGGGTTTGGTCAGGTCTTCGGTTATCCACTTCGGATCCGTGGGGTCACTGATGCCTTCAACATATTCGCCACGTTCGGCGGCCAGAACCTGATTAGCGTCAGGGCGTTTCTTTTGAGCTTCTTTCACCAGTTCGGTGCCAATTACCTGAAAGTCAGTTGGGAGAGTTTCCAGGTCAGGCACACCTTCATCTCCATCGATAGCCTTTTTCACAGCGTCCAGAGTGACGGCGGCAGATGAAACATGACCAGCTTTTTCAAGCGTCTCAGTAGAAGGCGCGTCATGCTTATGCTCGGTCAGGTTCGCATTGATATAGGTCTGCAGACTTACCGGGAAATGATGAATGTCGCTGGTGGCGCCACGAATAAGGGCAAAAATGGCGGCGCGGGAATAATCCAGAATGCCTGCGACCTTGCGCAGCGCTGCAGACCATTCCTTGAACGGACTTTCTTTCTTCTGGACGATCTCTTTGGCCCGGCGGTGAATTGATGCCGGGAAATTGTAGATATCGAAATCCATTGGCATTGTGGCCAGGGCTATTTCTACATCGAGCGTATCAAGGGTATGGGTGTAGTCAGGGTTGCGATCGGTTTTATTACCGCCGCCAGCATTCGTACCTGCATCGGTTTTCAAAACCGAAGAAATACAGTTACCGGCAGCCCATTCCCTGGTGAGAATGCCGCGGTCAATCGCGTTCGTGGCGAACCACAGCTTTGCAAACTGGATACGCTTGCCGAGCTCATGCCGTTTCCCTTCCGGGAATACTTTTTTATTGGCACTGGTGAATTTCCAGAGCGCCGGCATATCGTATTTTTTGATTTCAGGGACATTCTCGGCGGCCAGGATCAGGTCCTGGACGGCCGCATTATCAGTGTCCATTTCAAGAGCTGACAGCTCCTGCCGGTGAGGCATGCTGATATGATAAACGTGACGTTCTTCAGCTATGTACTGCGCCAGCAACTGAGCGCGAAAGGGGAGTTCTGCCACGTTAAAAAGCGCGCTGGAATCGTCCTGGTATTCATCACTACCGAAAGTTTCCACGGTCGCGCCTTGTACCACGTCGCCAGTAGTATTGGCATCAACCAGCTCGCCACTAACCGGCTCAGCGGATACTCCGGCATCATCGATGTGATGAGGCGCCTGACCTGGCTTCAGAGCCCAGGTGCGACCATCATCACAGAGCTGGTAGCGTTCGCACCATGAGTAATCGAGAACACCTTCCGCCGGCAGGTCATTGAATACCGGGAAATCGGTGCGAATTGGTTTTTGATAGTCTTTGCCGCGGCCTGTTTCGATCCCAGCGTCTTCCAGATCGACGTCCAGCTGCAGAAGGGCGCGAGCTTCTGATTTATTAGTGCGCCAGATTACGGCATCAGCTTTACCCGATTTTTGAGTCGCTTTTATCAGATAAAAATATTCCATGTGATAGCCTCTATTTTGGATGTAGAATCCCCCGGGCCATTGGTAGCGCCCATTCAGGGTGGTCATTGGTTTTGGTAATTTCCGGTGTAACTTTGGTCGGTGGCACCGGACGTACAGCCCGCTTCGGCGGGTTTACGTTAGCTCTCGTGCGCCATCTGGTCGTAAGAGGCGCAGAGTTCAGAGCAGTACTCTTTTTCTTTCCGTGCGAGCTGGTTCCCCTGGAGATATAACAGGGTGCTTACTACTGGTTTTCCCTCGATTGCTTTACGGCAGTAACCGCATTTCTTCTGCATTCTTCCCCCTACATTTGCACAGTGAACCCGGCCGGATGCTCGTCCAGTACACCTTTCAGCGGATAACATTCAGCTTTCACGTGTTGCTCTTCTGCAGCCGCCTTGCAGTCATACTCAGTGTCGTAAACGCCGAGCAGGACATCCTGATTACCGCCCGTCAGCATGCTGACGGTGAGAACCAGGGCAAACATCGTGCTCATGAAGGGTCTCCTTTTTGCGCGAGCATGTAGCACACCCGGCGGATGAAAGCTGACAGCGGACTTAAGCGAACAGCCTGCTGACGAGCAGGTTTGCGTGCGAAATCAATCATGTAAATAACTCCCTCAGTGCGCAGAAAAGCGCGATCCAGATGAAGAGCCCAATTACTGCCGAAATGACCATGGCTCTGATGCCTTGCTTACTCATTTCAACCTCAGCCATTACGTGGCCAGCGGAACGTTTAAACCTACTGCGCATTGATATTTCCACCTCATCCCAGTCTTCGTATGCTCCGGGCAGCTACTTCGTGGGCGTCCTGCCTTGGTGGGGTGTTGCTGGAGATAATTAAACACAATGTTTATTATCGTGTCAACAATATGAGTAATTTTATATAAACAAAAAGTTTATTTGAGAGGGCGGGTTAGTACAGGGAGTATGTTTATGGGTCTATTATTTGATTGTAAAAACATCTATGAGGGCTGTGGGTATGGGGTACGATGATGAGTTTTTCGCGGAGATGCACCCACAGATAGCGCGGGTTATCGGGATAGCGGTTATGCAGCTACTGGTTGAGAAGCAGGAACCGTCAAGAGAGGCGCTGATAGAGATGATCCAGGTGTTGTGGCAGGGTGACCAGGTAGATCTGGCTGTGGAGTTGGCTATTGATGTTCTGTCGCTACCGAAAGAGTAGGGGCAATAAAACTCGGCGCGTGGCCGGGCTACTGGCGCTGACAATACGGCAATATTTTTTCAATCGCTGATTGAATAATTGAAGGGCTATGAAAGACAGGATCTTTCAACGGGTCACTGGCATCAATACTGTTTTGCAGGGAGCGCTGATATTCGCTCCAGAGTTCCGAAAGGTGTTTCTTGTTTTTGGTGCTGCTGATATCAATGAACGTATCAATCTCTCGCTGTGATATTGATACATTTCCGCCACCGGGAAACACTCCATTCTCAATAAGTCGCAATTGCTCTCTTAATTTTTGTCTTATAACATCACTTATTACATTGAATTCCTTTCTTTTTTCTCCCTTTATGGCGAAATGATAGCTAAAGTAACCACTTGCAGGAACTGCTGTGATAGATACAATCATTGCAATAGTTGCAACAATGTCACTGTAGCTCATGGAGATATCCCTATGTCAGGTTCAGATATTTATGCCACGATTGCTTTGGTGGTTTCAGTTACAAACCTCTCCGTAATCCTCTATGGAATCTGGCGGTTACGCGATTAACCGGCGACAACATCTTACTTATTCGCCATCACCCTTAATCCTGCGCCCCATGTACTTGGCGTACAGCTCGTCGAGCTCCTTCAGGCGCAGAGATACGATCCGCAGCATGTTCTGCTGCTCTTCCTCGTTGGGGAGTTGGTTATAGAGTTCCAGCAACCGTTTCTCGTCCGGGCGCAAACCATCATTTGCATCGACGTCCTGACCTAAAACCCACTCAAGGCTTACGCCAAGAGCATCAGCGAGCTTTATGGCAGAGCTCTTTCCGATCGCTCCCCGCACAAACCAGTTGTTAACCGATTGCGAACTTACACCACAAATTCTCGCTATATCCGCTTTGGATATGCGCTTCATCTCAATTATTTCATTGAGCCTTTGGACCTGTGGGTTGTTGGGCTGGTGCGTATTTTTTCTCATATATCACGATTTTAAACTAAATGTTTATCGCCTCAACATTCATAAAGTTGACAATAAAATAAACATAATGTTTAATTCCCTCTGTTACTTTAACGGAGTGGTTTATGAACGCATTAGAAAAAGCCATACAGATCGCTGGTGACGCAACGAAGCTTGCAGAAAAACTGGACGTCTCATCTATGACGATTAGCCATTGGAAGCATCGCCATGGGGGAGCCGTTCCTCAATCTCGGGTTTTCCAAATCTTCCGGGTAACCGGCGTTACTCCGCATGAACTTCGCCCAGATCTTTACCCAAATCCAAACGACGGTTTGTCTTCACAAAATCTGGCGGGATGACCATGCAAACACTTTCCTTTCAACAAAATACCGGATTCAACACCGGCGTTCTGATAAAGCGTAATCAACAGAGAGAGGCGGATCACGACGCAATTCGCTCTGCCGTTCGCGCCTGGGCTGCAGCTGAAGGGCAGGATGTTGTGTCGGCACATATCATCGATGCGTGGCGACAGCAGGGCGGCCAAGATATCGCGTTTCCTGATGATATCAGCCGTGCCAGACAGAAGCTTTTTCGCTACCTGGACAACCCGGCCGAGTCTGAGCGCTATCGCGAGTACGTTCGCCTTCTTACCCCGGCAATCATGACCGTTCTTCCGTTGGAGTTCCGCCATCGCCTGATGCCTCAGGACGATATTTTGTCGCGCCTGTCTTCGGCCATGAAGGAATGCGCTGAAGCAAAGCAGGCGGTGATGCTGAACGCGCCAGAGCACCAGAAACTGAAGGAGGTGAGCGAGGGAATAGCGTCGCTTTTCAGGCTAATGCCTGAGCAGACAGGAGCGCTGATGACGATCGTGAGCTCAATGCTCGGCGTGATGTAAGCGGGGTATCCATGAATCACATCGAATTTATTGAGAAGAACGTCCGCGAGGAACTTCTTCGCCTGGGCTTCACGCAAGCAGTGGCTCAGGGGGGGGCATACCAGGCGGTCGATATGTACAAGCGGATGTCACAGGCAAGCCGCAAAGGGGGAATGTTTGACGATGTTATGCGATACGCAAAGTTATGGGCTGAGAAGCAGACCAGCGCAGCTGAACGCCGGGAAGCAAAGCGGAAAGTGCGAAAGGGCGGCGACCAGGCTGGGTTGTTCTGAAAGGGTGAAGACTGTTGTGCGCCAACACAGCCAGTCTTCGGGGTGTGAAAAAAGGGCTCTTAGTTCACGGAGTGAGTATGTCAAATACCGCTGAAGTTATCAATTTTCCGATTAAAACCGAGCGTTCGGGAGGTCAAATGGCCGACCTGGCTAACGGGTATACCAAGATCGCAAACGAGATACAGAAGCTCAAGCCGCGTCTGCGGATGTCAGGTCGTGAGTGGCAGTGTCTTGAGGCTGTTATCTGGCTTACCTATGGATGGAACAAGAAGCAGGACCGAGTAACAAACACGGTGATTGCTGAGCTGACAGACCTCGGAGAGTCGCATATTTCCGACACAATCAAATCTCTCGCGGAGCGGAAAATTATCTTCGCTCATAAGCAGGGAGTGATGAAAATTGTCGGTATAAATACTGAGCTATCTGAGTGGATTTTAGACAAACCAAAAACGGGAAAACTCTTCCCGGAATCGGGAAAAGTGTTACCGAAAACGGGAAAACCTTTCCCGGAAACGGGAGACACCCAATACAAGAACAAGAACAATAGTAAAAGATCTTCTTCGTCTCGGAATTCTAAAGAATCCCGAAACGAGGAAACCTTGAAGTTTCTCTCTCGTCATCCAGAAGCGGCCGATGGGATTTATACCCCTGCGGGAAAATCCTGGGGAACAGCTGACGACCTCAAAGCCGCACGATGGATTTTCGATAAAGCCCTTACCGTGAATGCCTCCCTCTCTGAGCCGAACTGGGTTGAATGGGCGAACACCATCCGCCTGATGCGCCTGCAGGACAAGCGCACTCACTATGAGATCTGCGAACTGTTCAAGTGGGCAAATGAGGACGGTTTCTGGCAGGAAAACATCCTTTGCCCCTCAAAACTACGTAAGAAATGGGATCAGCTCACAACTAAACGCCTGCGCAGCCATGGTCCATCAAGAAACTCATCAGGCGCCAGTGCGCTGGACAACACAGACTGGATCGACGGGGTACTCGAATGAAATCTATCGCAGAAAGCATGCACAACTTCGACCGTGAAAACTTCCAGCGAGTGGCTGCCGGGCTTCCGGAAATGCAGGACGAGCAGGCAGTAAAGCGCCAGGCGGCCAAGACTGCGGAGATCTTCAACGAGCTGTTCCGCCAGCTGCTTGCCGTCTTCCCGGTGCTGGCCAACAAATCAGTGGAAGACCTCAACGAGATGCGTCGCCAGTGGTTGTTGGCGTTCAAAGAGAACGGGATCACCACGGTTGAGCAGATTAACGCAGGAATGCGGGTTGCGCGCAAACAGGAAAAACCATTCATGCCATCACCGGGACAGTTCGTCGCCTGGTGTCGTTCTGAGGAGGCGGTAACTGTAGGCCTGCCAGATGCGTGTGAGCTGGTTGAAATGGTTTACCAGTATTGCCGGACTCGCGGCCAGTATCCAGACGCTGAGTCGTACCCATGGCCTGAGCACAAAATCGAACCGTTAACGCTTAAACACAAAGCCTGCTACTGGATGGTTACTGGCTTGTACGCAGACATGCGCGCAAACGGCCTCAGCGACACTGAGTTGCGACGTAAGGCGCAGGATGAGCTGCTGCGTATGGTTCGTCGCTTGAATGCTGGGGAAGTGATTCCCGATCCGGTTAAACAGATCCCAAAGCTTGGCGGACGTCCGCTGAGTAACGAGCAGGGCTTAAACAAAATTGCGGAAATCCGCGCGAAATTCGGTTTAGGCAGAGGGCGGAATCATGGCTAGAGCATTGTCAGCAGTTGAGCGCAGAGAGTACGTCCGCGCAGTGATTCGGATCACCAGGCATCAGGGGCGCCTCACGACCACCGAGGCAATGAAAAAACTGGGGCTGAGCCGCGCTACTGTCCAGCGGTATTTTTCCGAAGCAGAAGCGACCGGCGAGGTTGTCCGGCATGGTCGTTTGGGGCTGTTCCGCGATCAGCGGGCCGTCATCGACTTTGACATGAAGCGTTTTGGCCTGGTGCCGAAAGTTGCCGTTGGGATGAATTACAGCCTGCTTGGCAGCTCTGTTTTTCAGCGAGTGTTAGATGTTCAGGAGGCTATTCATGGCAACTCAATTTGAAAACGGATTAACACTGAGTGAGCTCGCAGAACGTAACGCTGAGTTGGTTACGGAAGTCGAAAAATTACGTGCCGAACGCGACGCGTCATTGAATGCAGAACGCGTATGGGAAAAAACCATGATGGAAGTTTGCGGCGAAGATGGACCTGTGTCGGTAGCCAGCGAAATTCGCTCGCTGCAGGCTCTCCGGGATACGGCAATGCAAGCGCTAAAGTCTCAGGTTGAGCAGTTGGCGGCGGAGAATGTGGCGTTAGCTCTGGAGAATGTAGCGATGAAACAGATCGTTGACTCCGTAACCAACCTGGATAACGAACCTCAGTACCACGCCGAAGGCATGGGGTGCGGACTGGAAGACCGAGATATTACTGACCGGTACGACGCCTGCCGCTATGGCTGGGATGAAGCCATGGAGCGGATATATGGCGATGTTATCCCATGCGCAGAAGAACTGGGCTTTTCGGCCACCGATCGCATCGTAGCCGGGATTAAGGCTGATGGGGTGGATGAGTTCATTGGTCGCCTGCAGCAGTGTGTCGATGAGGGGGATTTTGTAGGCGATGAAGTTGCCGTAATTGTTGGCGCTATCGACTGCGGTAAGGAGTTTTTCGAGCAGCTGCGCGAGGGGGCCGAATGAGCAACCGTTTGGAAATTCTAAAATCTTCACTCGCCAAAAAAGAGAAAGTATTTAACGAGCGGCTTCAGAACCATTTCTACACCGTGAAGCAAGCTAACGGGCAACCTCTCAATGATAAGCGCAACGGGCGAGCAACATTGAAAAAATGGGATAGGCAAAGCGACGCTCTTCGAAACCTGGAAAGCAGCATTCAGCGCACAAAAGACGCGATTGAACGCGAAGAGATGAAGATCGCATTGGTTGAGTCGGTGGATATTCCTGACTTTATGCTGCAGGCGATTAATGACGGTCGAATCACTCAGTGGCGTAAGCATCCGAGATTTTTCTTTGTTACCGGCGTTAAGCATGGGCGCATCGTCCTCGACGAAAAAACGGGAATGATAGCCCATCGGTATCTAAGCAAGGTCTCTAAGGATGAATACCCAATATTTCGGGATGTATTTAACAGCCTGAATAAGCAATGCCGGGAATTGCAGGAGCGTGCAGCATGACAGATATCACCGAACTGGCGCAGAGCCTGAAAGCGGCAGCAGATAGAGAGATGATTTGCCGAGATGTCGCCGAAACTTCTGAAATCTGGGAAAGAACTGTTACGCCGGAAAACATCCTCGCGCTGGTAGAGGCGCTGGAGAAAGCGCAGCGTGCGAACGCTGCACAGGACGACCATATCAACCAGCAGCAGGACCGTATTGATCAACTGGAAAAAGGCCATCAGGAAGCCGCAAAGCAAATCAACTCATGGCGTCGGATGGCGAAGCAGAATATCGCTGAGCGCGAAAAGGATATAGCTGAACTGGATGCTGCCCGCCAGCGCATCGCCGAACTGGAGTCCCACACCGTGAAGCCGCCTGTTCACCCGACCGTAGCCAGTGAGAATTTAGACGACGAAACGCTACAGGAACTAATCGAGTTTCGCCGTACTACGTTTGAGTACCACTCAAAAGAAGGGAATAAGGTACAGACAATCATCCACGGTGTAACGCTCGCGGCCCTGCGCGAACTCCAGGAACGCCGCAAGGCCGACAGCGAGCCGGTGGCAGAAGTGGTTTCAATTTATGGCGACCCCGAAGCCTTTGGGGAGCGAGAGATTAGACCGCTTGTCGGCATTCAGCAAATGCCATACGGGACGAAGCTCTATCGCCACGCGCAGCCAGCGCCGGTAGTCAGCACAGACTTGTTTCATACGGCGGCATCAGCAATTGAAGACCTGCTTACCACTAAAGACAGGACAGGTGCAGGTGTGTGGTTCGACTTGCCATTCCGGCTCCGCTCGGCGGCTAACGCGCAGCCAGCGCCGGGAGTGCCGGAGAAATGCCCAGCAGAAATTCGCGACCTGATAGCTTCGCATTCTGATGAGCTTTTCAACGACGATGATGCACAAGAAATCTGGAACGGTTGCCGCGCCGCCATGCTCGCAGCCGCCCCGCAGGAGGCGAGGTGATGGATTCTTCCCTGGAATACGCCTGCAAGCGAGTGCAAGAATTAGAAAGCCTGCTGCAGGTGGACTTCCCTGGAACAGTATGGCCAGCGTAAGTCAGCATGGTCTTCTCCCAGATTGAAAAAGCCGGGACACTCCCGGCGCACCACATCAACAGGATGTGGCTGGAAAAAATGCCTGTACCGTCAATCATCGGTGCTGCTCGTTTGCTGGCAAGAACTACGTACACCTCAAAAAAGTGTGTAAAAAACTATGCAGCAACTCGAAAAGTGTGTAAAAATAAGATAAAGAGAAACCCGAGGGAAGGAAAATGAGTAACGATCTTGTATTCGTATTGTCTAGAGTTCAGTTTGGCGAAGTCCCGCAATCGAAGTTTGCTCAAGTTGGAGAGACTATTCAAGAGAGATTACGAGCGGAGTATCCGTTTTTCCACTCAGCGCAAGATGCTGAAACTTTTGAGATTCAGTTTGGTCCTGATGGTCAGAAGGTCAAAAAGATTGAGATACCAACTTTGACGCTTGTCTCTGCTGAGAGAGATTGGGGAATCAGAGTAACAACTAACGATTTGTTCTTATACACAAATAGCTACGATAGGTTCCAGAGTTTCGAAATCAGAATGAGAGAAATTCTTGGCATTTTAGCAGAGATTTTCCCAATTTATCATACTGGCTTCTTGGGAATGAGATTTTTGAATAAATTCCCTCTTGAGGGCGAGCGTTCTTTCAGGCAAGTGTATAAAAGAACTGAATTTCTACAACCGGCAATTGAAAACTATAAACAGGCAGGCTCAAATCTTTCGGCTAGATATCAAACAGATGCTGGCTGGATGAATCTTAATAGTGGCATTACTGTGAAGGGCGCACTTTTACCTCCTGATATCGAACAGTTTGCTGCCACATTAAACCCTTCACATGTAAATACAACCAGCGATGGGGTATGGGCTCATCTGGATATGGATTCTCATAAGCCAAGTAATTCTCTGCTTAAGTATGATCTTGACAGAGTTGTAGAGACATTTTCTTCACTAAGAGAGTGTGCCAATAAGTTTTATAGTGAAATTGTTAAGGTTTAAGGAGGCAATATGGACTTTGTTGATTACAATTATTATACAGAGGGATATGCTCGTACCTCATACATGGAAACAGAAGAAAAAACAGGATGGAGTAGCATTGGTATTTTTAAAACCATGTTATTCTTTGCTGCTGCAACTTTTTCCTTCAATACTGATGCTACATCTTCAGTTGACCATCATGCAATTGAGTGCCAAATAGTTAAAGAGATTCAAAATAACGATGCCACTTTCTTTTCTGATGGAATAGATGATAAAAAGTCTAAAATATATGCTCTAAGTTCTAGCTTGCAAAAGAATTTTGGTTTCAAGAAAGCACAATGGGCAAATGTGCTCAGTGTTGAAAGGAAAACTCTCTATAACTGGGAAAATAATCCTGAATCTACTCCTCATGCTAAGGTTTGGGATAATTTGAATACACTCAGCAAATTCGCAGATGAAATTGATAATGGTCATGCACCTTACATTTCGAAAATGACCTTTGGAAAGGGGCGTAAGGAAGAGTTTACTCAGGCTTTCACAACTCAACCGCTTTCGTTTGAGTCAATGATTTCTGTATATGAAAAATTTTATACTGAAATCGACGGTTTCTACAAAAGACAACTTCTTTCTTGATACTGAGTTAGGTGAGTTTTACAATGGAACAAAGTAGAAATGATTTTATAAAAGCTGGCTGGGAAAGAGGGGCTTTTGTCAGTTTGTCAGGCAATGACTTTTTTCTTGCACACTTACCCTCAGAACTCGAAAAGTGTATAGCGTCATATGATGCCGAGGACATCTATTTTGTTCCTGTTCTGTACGATTGTGCATTGATTTCTGATGATTTTGCTCAAGAGCCTTGGGTAAATTTGGTAGTATGTTGGAAATGTAGAAAAATGGGTGGTGATGGCAATTTCAAATATTGTAAAAACCCGCGGAAGTACCATTTCCCCTTAGTGGTTAAAGGAGAGCCGACTTTTTTTGAAACGAATGCATTATCAATAATTAATATGAGACGGGATGTTTTTCTTAAGTCATCAATCAATCTAGAAGTCAAATGGCCAGTTTATGGTCTTGAGACAATGTTAAATTGGTTAACTGAACGAATCAGACAGCCTGTTTTCCCTGATGAATGGAACGAGAGATTAAAGAGTAAAAAGAAATTGTTAGAAAGATTTTACTCAGATGAAACTCTTGTTGAGAAATGTGCGGGTGTGTTTTTTCGTATAACCCCATTTAAACAAATAGATAAAACTGAATGTTACTCTGTGTCAGCACTTATTGTCACACCAGCCATAGAAAATGGCGCTGAACATAGGAAGTTCAATAGGGAAATTAAACCTAAATTAGATGAATTGAAGGAGCAATTACGTCAAATACTTAAAGGCATTGAAAATGTAGAGGTTGAAACTGTTTCGGATCTACCAGAGGATCAGTTTACTCGTAAAGAAGAGCGGTTATATAAACGATATCAGCTTGAATTTATGACATATAAATCAGGGGAGGTAGATAGTGTGACGCTACCCGCTGATTTACAATTTTCTTTTGTGCAACCTAAGTAACCAATTTTATCTGAAAGATGTGGTTATAAATAAGTAGTAAAAATGGATAGTCAATACTTAATTGAAAGCCCTGCGCTAACAGGGCTTTCGAGGGCGGAAAGTGCGCTAACACATTCCGGTGAGTATGGAGGTAATCCAACCGCGACACTCTTCTTTGACGAGCGAAGTGTAGTGGTTCTCCTAACAAAGTGCAATCTGTATGGGTTTACAGGTATGCAGGGAAACAGAAGCCATGGCTATGGGAACCTGTCGCAAATGTGGAAGCTCTTGCGAGATCATTTTTCGCTACACTGTATGTGGCGTAGATGGGGTGGTTCGTCGCGCGAAGAAGGGGAGACCTTTTCCTATTCCACTTTGCAACTGCTCTTCTAAGAAAGCAGCGTAAGAAAATTAAACCCGCTTCGGCGGGTTTTTTTGTAACAAAATTAATCATTAGGATTTCCAGACTGGTACATCATCGACCAAGATTACCGCGGTGTGAAGTATGCGAAGGATAAGCAGGTTGCACGCTGCGGCAATGCGGTGCCTCCACCTTTTGCTGAGGCGCTGGTGAGGGCTAATTTACCGGATATGTGCCTGAAAAAAGACATTGCAGCATGATAAAACCCGCTTCGGCGGGTTTTTTATTATGGAAAAACATCAATCTAAACATAAGCATGGAGTTGGCAAAAAGTGCTGCAAAGGGGTTGAACATTTCATGTAACCGGTATACTGTTTATTTGTACAGTATTCATGTGAGGTGCTAACCATGAAAGTTGAAGTCACAATTGATAAACATAAAAAACTCCCTGATGGCGCCATACCTGCGCTTGAGCAAGAATTGCTGCGCCGCTTGTCCCAGTCTTATGATGACTGCAAATTAACCATTCGACGCACAAGCAACGATGGCCTTAGCGTTTTGGGCGGCGCTGATGGCGATAAAAAACGCGTAGAGCAAATCCTGCAAGAGACGTGGGAAAGCGCGGACGACTGGTTTTACTGATTCACCTTTTGGTGGCTGGCATTTCCCAAAGCATCGCAATAAGCGTGTCCCTTTGATGCTGTCACCGGACTTTTTTTGCGTCTGTATGTCGCTCAGGGGGTAGTGTGAGTGATGGTATTGAGGTTCCTACTAATCATTCCTGGTACGATGTTGTCAGGAGATCAGATGGCGCCATTATTTGTAGCTTCCCGGCCGAAGGAAGGCATCTGATTTACAGGGTTAATGGCATAATTTCAATGCGACCTTTATTGCCTGAAGAAGAAATTTTTACTCTAAACGGATTTATGAAATTTGCGGAACGACTTGGCTACCGAGTTCTCCCACCTTCTGATAATATGAAATCAACGGCCTGAACAACCGTTACCTACTGCGCCACGGAGAGAAGCCATGGCGCAATTGCACTTAATAAAACAATCTCAAGGTATCCTGATCCCCGCGACGCCGGAGACCAGTGATTTTCTGCAATCAAAATGCAAGCTCGGATCCGTTCTGGAAGCCGATTATAAGCTTGTCCGCAATCCGGCGTTTCACCGCCGTTACTTTGCTTTACTCAATCTCGGCTTTGAATATTGGGAACCTACCGGCGGGGCGATTTCGTCTAACGAGCGCAGGCTTATCACAGGTTACGCCAAATACCTTGCTGCATATGGCGGGAGTGAATCGGCGTTGCTTGATGCCGCCGGGCAATATCTCGACCGGATAGCTGAGAAGCGATCCGGCTATATCAGTATTTGCAAATCCTTCGATGCTTACCGGGCGTGGGTCATCGTTGAAGCCGGCCACTATGACGCCATACAGCTGCCGGACGGCACGCTGAAAAAACACCCTCGCAGCATTTCTTTCGCAAGCATGGACGAATGCGAGTTCCAGGAACTGTACAAAGCATCGCTGGATGTTCTCTGGCGGTGGATCCTCTCTCGTTCATTCAACAGCCTGCAGGAAGCTGAGAACGCCGCCAACCAGCTTTTAAGCTTCGCGGGGTGATGCCGATGAAACACTCATGGTTTCACCATCTCGAATGCACAACGCAGCAGGCCGAAGAATTGGTAGCGAGATATCGTCAGCGGGGCGTAAAGGTCGAACGAAGCTTAAACCCTGACTTTATGACATGGACCGTCAGCGCGCAGCTGGTGGAGGACAAAAATCCGCCTCGGCCAGACTCTCGCTGGCGCAACAGGATGTGGGGGTGAGTATGGCGAACCTTCGCAAAGCGGCCCGAGGTCGCGAATGTACAGTGCGGATCCCTGGTTACTGCAACGGCAACCCGGAAACCAGCGTGTTGGCGCATTACCGCCTGGCGGGTACGTGCGGCACAGGATGCAAGCCTGACGATACTCAGGCGGCGATCGCCTGCAACGGGTGCCATGACGTAATTGACGGCAGAACCAAAACCACCGATTTCACATACGACGAATTGCGCCTGATGCACGCAGAGGGGGTAATGCGCACCCTGGAAATCTGGCGGAAAGAGGGACTCATCAAATCATGAAAATCTACGATATCACGCCCATCGGCAAACCCAGGATGACCAGAGCTGATAAGTGGAAGCAGCGTCCGGAAGTAATACGTTACCGGGCGTTCTGTGATGAAGCTCGTCTGCGCAAAATTCACCTGCCAGATTCCGGCGCTCACGTCACGTTCGTCATGCCTATGCCGCAAAGCTGGAGTCAGAAAAAGAGAGCGCAATACGCAGGACGTCCACATCAGTCAAAGCCCGACTGCGACAATATGCTGAAAGCCCTAATGGACGCTCTCTATGAGGATGATTCACACGTCTGGGATTGCCGCATCACCAAAATATGGGGCGAGAAAGGGCAGATCATCATTGGGGAATCTCTATGACCCTCGATCACTTCATGCAGTACCAAACCGAGAGCGTTAAGCGCGCCAGTATGCCGCCAGTAGCAAAGCACAACCTGAACCAGACCAAACCAAAACAGCCAAAGAGGGCCGCAGCGTGAATCTTGAAAACACAGTGAAATACCACTTCGCAAAATCCACGCTGATTAGCGATTCTCCGCGTGCTACCGCCTCAGATTCACTGACCGGCACCGACATCATGGCAGCAATGGGCATGACCCAGGAACGTGCCGCTATGGGGTATAGCGCTTTCCTGGGCAAGATGGGCATAAGCAACAATGACCGGGATCGGGCTATAGGACTATTGGCTGAGTACGCGCTGACAAAATGCGATAAGGTTGCTGCGTTGCGAAAGCTCTCGCCAAGCGTAAAACCCCGGGTTATACGGATCCTCGCAGAGTACGCCTTTGAGGATTACTCCCGCAGTGCTTCCAGTAAAAAAACATGCGACTGCTGCAATGGGTCTGGATTCATCGACGCAGTGGCGTTCACCAACAAAGTAACGTATCCGGACGGCAAACCGCCGAAGTGGGTCAAAGTTACAAAGGGGATCTATCCATCATACTGGGAGGAGGTGAAGTCGGTCCGGGAGCAGGTCCGGGTGCTTTGCCAAAAGTGCAAGGGAAAAGGAACTGTTAGCGCCGCCTGTAACGACTGCCACGGTCGGGGGAAGGTAGTGAACCAGGATGAGACGGAGAAGCAGGGAGTGCCTGTGATGGGTAACTGTAAACGTTGTGGCGGTCGCGGGTATGAGCGAATCCTCTCCACTGCTGTACATAGGGCCATTTGCCAGATAACGGACGCCATCACTCTGGACACCTGGAAAAAGTCGGTTAAACCGTTCTTTGACGTGCTGATCACTAAATTCGATATAGAGGAGGCGTGGGCAGAGGCCCAACTCAAACAAATAACGCGGTGAGATATTTACTTTTCCCGAATTCGTGTTAATTTGTCCTAACGATGGGCATTGTATGTTCACCGTTGAAGAAAAAATTTAAAGCCTCGGCAAATGCCGGGGCTTTCTGCGTTTTGGGCTCGCTTCGGCGGGCCTTTTTCATTTCAGGCTCACGGGAATCACCCTCGACGCTTTGTTGGTAAATCAGCCCGACGGCCCTGACCTTCTCACACACAGCTTCCCGATCTTTCATCGGAGGCGGTAACTATGGCTAAGCGTATGCAAGACAAAGAGAGCATTGCCGGGATGTCCTGGCTGGTTCTGCTGATCATTGCTTGCTGGGGTGGACTTGTCCGCTACCTGATAGATGTGAAGCAGAGCAAGGCAACATGGAGCTTGATCAATGCTCTTGCCCAAATGGTGGTTTCAGGGTTTACCGGCGTTATTGCTGGCCTGGTGAGCATTGAAAGCGGACTGAGCATTTACATGATTCTGGCAACCGCGGGGATAAGCGGCGCGATGGGCTCCGTAGCGTTGACCTATTTCTGGGAGCGCCTGACGGGGATTAAAGATGCAAATCAGTAATAACGGTATCGCGCTGATTAAGCGATTTGAGGGTTGCAGGTTAACTGCATATCCCGACCCGGGCACCGGTGGTGATCCCTGGACGATTGGCTACGGCTGGACGGGAAAAGTAGACGGGAAGCCTATCAGGCCCGGAATGAAGATTGACGACGCAACGGCGGATCGCCTGCTTCGCACTGGCGTGGTGAGCTTTGACCAGGCGGTAAGCAAGATGCTCAAAGTTACCGTTACCCAGAACCAGTACGACGCGCTTGTGTCGCTGGCCTACAACATCGGTACGCGGGCGCTATCCACCTCAACGCTGATGAAGAAGTTGAATGCAGGTGATGTGAAAGGCGCTGCTGACGCATTCCTCAGTTGGAACCGGTCAGGCGGCAAGGTAATGCCTGGCCTTACCAATCGCCGCAAGGCAGAGCGAGAAGTCTTTTTATCGTGAATACGGGGAACCTATGAACTATCTCATTAATCGGCTGAAAGAGCCTTCCACCTGGCGCGGCATCATCCTGGTCATTGCTGGCGTATTTGGCTACCAGATGCCTCCGGGCATTCAGGAAACAGTCATCGCTGGCGGCGTAGCGCTGGCTGGCGTTGTTGGTGCGGTGATGCCTGACAGCGTTAAGAAATGATCGCGTGACAGGCATTACAGGAGCCATTCGGCGAGTGGCTTCGATAATGCTCCCCACATCGCACAGAGGTAAAACATGGCAGAGATCACACCGGCAGAACAGATTCGACTGAACCTGCTTTCCACCCTGAACTACGACACCGCGGCCGCTGCTAAGGCGATTGAGTTCGTCCAGGATAGCCAGCTCAAATATCAGCTGTTCATCCAGCAGTACAGTCGCGTGACAACTGAATCCGAAGTGGTGGCGCGGACCATCAAAGCAGTTCAGGAATCGACCGAAGCGCTGGCGCTGTTTGATACCGCGGCTGAGCAGGCCAGTTAAGGCATTACAGCAGGCATTCACTGAGTGCCTGTGATAATGCTAAATTATGCCCTGAATGAAAATGGGGTGATAAATGAAAATCGATCAGGAATATCTAAAGGGGCTGCTTATAGCGTTTGAAGATTCGAACGAGCCTCATACGAGTATTACTAGGCTTTTGGCGCTGGGGTTTGATCATCGAACTAACGAATTTCGCTTCCATATTCGGTTATTGCATGATCGTGGTTTGATTGGTCGCGTCGATGGTGAATATGGGATTGGGTATTTCAGCCCTGGCAGTGATGATCAAGATGACGAAGGTTTTTTTGACGAAGTGCCGTTGCGTCTAACTGCCTCTGGACATGATTTCCTGGAAGCAATTAGAAACAAAGAAGTGTGGGCAACTCTTAAAAGCGGATTTAAGGATGCCAGCATTGGAACGCTTGTGACGGTATCGAAAAAATTGCTTAACCGTGCGTTAACTAAGCAACTAGATAAGTATTTTGATTAGCAATTCAATCATTTTCAAAGGCCGCCTTCGGGTGGCTTTTTTAATGGTTTCAACTACATACCAGATGCATGCATGGGCATGTCTCCACTCTTGCCAGCCCAGTAACCGATTTCGCTTCTCTCTCAGCCAATTCAAAGGTAGCTGCGCAAAGCTTCTGGTATCTACCGGTTGTGAAGCCTTTCTTTTTCGTCAGTCCAAGTAGCGGGTTGATTCTTTTACAATTAGCCCGATGAATCCTGGTAAAGCGTTCATCACTCTTGCTTGCCTTACCGCTGGCGGTTTTTAAGGTGTTGACGACATATCCATCAGGATTATCGCTAAGCCAATGACGATACGCAGATTCACTATCCAGTTGAAGTTCACTTCTGAATACCTTTACGCCCATACGATATCTCCGTGTTGTTTTTAATGAATTATAACAGGATTAACCCATGGCAAAACCGGACTGGGGCGAGCTTCAGCAACGGTTCCTGTCCGATCATGCCGCAACCGGCGTATCACCGAAGGATTGGTGTGAAGCGCAGGGACTGAATTATGCTACTGCCCGCCGATACATCAAGAAACCCACTGCGCAAACTGCGCAAAAACCTGCGCAGAAGAAATTGCGCACTGCGCAAAAGGAAAAGTGCGCAGAGGAGCTGGTGGATAGCAAACTGAGTCCAAAGGTAAAGCGCTTCATTGCTGAATACCTCAAGGACCAGAACGCTACCGCTGCCGCTGAGCGTGCAGGCTATAGCGACCCAAACTATGGCCGTCAGCTTCTAACGAATCCTAACGTTGCGCAGGCCATTGCGCAGCAGCAGAAAGCATCCATTGTGCGCACGCTCGGCAGCGCTGATGAAGTGCTTGAGCAGATGTGGCGCCTGGCCACCTTCGATGCTAACCAGCTTTCTCAGTATCGCCGCGGGAGCTGCCGCTACTGCTGGGGCTTCGGTCACCAGTATCAATGGCGCGATGCGGTTGAGTACGAAGAGAAGCTGACTGAGGCTTTAGTGAAGAAAGGGAAAGAGCCAAACGACAGAGGCGGCTACGGTTACGACCATACCAGCTCGCCTAACCCGGAATGCCCTCGCTGCAATGGTGATGGCATCGGCCAGCCTTTCTTCGCCGATACGCGCAAACTGGCGCCGGATGCTGCGCTTGCCTATTCCGGTGTGAAGCTTGGTAAGAATGGCGTTGAGATAACCGCCATCAGCCGTGAGCGCATGTACGAGGCGGTGATGAAACGTCTCGGCCTGGCTGACAGTGAGTTCGCCCAGCGCCTGCAGCAGATAGAAATCGAGCGCCGGCAGCTGGAGATCGACAAGCTCCGTAAAGAGCTGGCCGCTGACCCAGAGGATGACGAACCAACGCCAGTTGCAATCAATATCAACGTAGTCGATGCACGAGTGAGGGAAGAGGATGGCGATAGCACCGACGCTTAACATCCCTCAGGCCAAATTCCTTGCGATGCAGTACAAATTTAAGGCCTATGTCGCCGGCTTCGGTTCCGGTAAGACGTGGGTCGGCTGCGGCGGTATCTGCAAAGGGATGTGGGAACACCCCAAAATCAACCAGGGTTACTTTGCGCCAACGTATCCGCAGATCCGTGACATCTTTTATCCCACTGTTGAGGAAGTGGCCCACGACTGGGGGCTGAATGTCAAAATCAACGAGGGGAACAAAGAGGTCCACTTCTACGCCGGTCGCCAGTACCGAGGAACGACGATTTGCCGCTCGATGGAGAAACCGCAAACCATCGTTGGTTTTAAAATCGGTAATGCCCTGATTGATGAGCTGGATGTAATGCCCGCCAAAAAGGCGCAGTTAGCCTGGCGAAAAATTATTGCCCGTATGCGTTACAACGTAGACGGTCTTCGTAACGGGATCGACGTCACCACGACGCCGGAAGGGTTTAAATTCGTTTATCAGCAGTTCGCAAAGGCTGTACGCGATAAGCCTTCGCTCTCAACGTTGTACGGTCTGGTGCAGGCCTCGACGTTCGACAACGAAAAGAATCTGCCGCCGGACTATATTCCGTCGCTAATGGAGTCATACCCGCCGGAGCTGATCAAGGCTTATCTCCGTGGCCAGTTCACCAACCTTACCAGCGGGACGATTTACCATCAGTTTGACCGTAAGCTGAATAACTGCAGTGAGGAAGAACAACCCGGTGAGCCGCTGTATATCGGCATGGATTTCAACGTCGGGAAGATGGCCGGGATTGTTCATGTATTACGTCTGGGGCTTCCATTTGCGGTTAATGAAATCGTGAAGGCTTACGACACCCCTGACATGATCCGCATCATCAAAGAACGGTTCTGGCTCTACGACGGCAACGATTATCGCAAAGTTCGGGAAATTTATATTTACCCGGACGCTTCCGGCGATTCCCGCAAATCCAGCAATGCCAGCGCCACGGATATCGCTCAGCTTAAGCAGGCCGGCTTTAATGTGGTTGTTAATGCATCAAACCCGCCAGTGAAAGACCGCATCAACGCGATGAACGCCATGTTCTGCAATGGTAACGGTGAACGTCGCTACAAAGTGAATGTAAAGCGATGTCCGGTCTACACGGAATCACTTGAACAGCAGGTATGGGGTGACAACGGTGAGCCGGATAAAACGGCGGATAACGATCACCCCAACGATGCCGGCGGGTATTTCATTGTGAAGCAATTCCCGATCATCAAACCGACTGGAAAAGTCACCCAACTGCGGATGTAAAACCATGCCTGATATTTCAACGCCCAACCTCGACTATAACGACATGGTTGAGGCATGGGATATTAATGATGCGCTGATGGGCGGCACGCTGGAAATGCGCCGGCAGGGGAAGTTGTATCTTCCGAAATGGCCCAATGAAGACCCTGAAAGCTACAAAGAACGATTAGCGGTTGCAACTCTGCTCCCTGCCTATGAAGAAGCGATCAAACAAAACATAGGGCGCGTATTTGCTGAACCTACGGTATTGAGCGAAAGCGCGCCCGAAAGCATCAGAAAGCTATCTACTGACATCGACATGGAAGGCAATCGCCTTGATGTGTGGGCGCAGCAATTCTTTAGCATCGGATTTCAGTATGGTCTGGTTCATGCGCTGGTGGACTATCCACGAGTGGATACTCAGTCCGTAAGAACAAAAGCTGATGAAATAGCAGCCGGGAGCAGGCCATACGTTACGATGCTGAACCCTCGACAGGTCATAGGCTGGAAGTCGAAAGTTGAAGGGGGAAAGGTCATCCTCACAGATTTGCGTATTCGTGAATCAATCATTGTTGATGGAGATGACTACGGGCAGACGAAGGTTGAACAAATTCGGCATATCATGCCCGGCAAGGTTGAAATATACCGCCGCAAAGCAGGCGATAATGGAGTAGCGCAATGGACGCTTCACGAAGAATGGGCAACCAGCCGTAACGATATTACGCTGGTAACGCTTTACACGAAACGCACTGGTTTCATGCGTGGATCACCCCCACTGCTTAATCTCGCCTTGCTGAATATCAAGCACTGGCAGAGTCAGAGTGAACAGGACAACATACTTCATGTCGCTCGCGTGCCGTTGCTGGTGGCTTACGGTCTGGCTGATGGCGAAACGTTGACGATAGGTGCTTCCTCTGCGACTCGTTTCGATGACCGTCAGCGCCAGGGACTGGAATATGTCGAGCATACCGGGGCTGCGATTGAAGCTGGTGAAACGTCGTTGGAAAAACTGGAAGATCAGATGCGACAGGCCGGGGCAAAACTCTTACGTGCCGAGAATACCTCTACCAAATCCGTTGATCAGACCAATGAAGAGCGCATGCAGGAAAACTCCCCTCTGTATACGATGGCGAGCTCTCTTGAGGACGCCCTCGATAACATTCTGCAGATCATGGCGGAATGGCTGGGTGAGAAAGAAGGCGGCAATGTCGACGTACGCACCGAGCTGGATGTTTCAGCCCAGACGTTTGATTCCGCAGCTGCAACAGCTGTGCAGTCGCTCCGCCAGGGCGGAGATATACGTCAGGTCGATGCTGTTCGCGTGTTGCAGGCCCTCAAATTTATTGATCCGGATGCGAAGCCCGAAGAGGTAATCGACGAGTTGCGGAATCAGCAGGTCACGCTGGCCGGCGGACTGAGTAACCCGGGTGGTGCAAATGGCAACGGCGAATGACAAGCTTCAGGATGAATCGATAGCGCATGCGATATGGATTGCGCGGTACAGCACCAGCGTTGCAAACAGGATGATAAAAACCCTGAATGACAGCGATGCGGAACTGACGGCCAGATTGCTGGTGGCGATGGATAGCCTGGATGCGGACAGCTTTACCGTCTCGCGACTGGAAGCGCTGCTCAGTAGTGTCAGGGCTCTCAATCGCGAGGCTGTGCAGTCAATGTACGCCGGACTATCTGATGAACTGCAGCAACTCGCTCAGCACGAAGCAGGCTTTCAGCTGAGCCTGTTCCAGTTTGCGATCCCCGATGATGTGTTATCGCTTCACCCGCTGGTGGGTATTTCACCGGATGCAGTGTATGCCGCGGCGATGGCACAGCCATTTCAGGGGCGCCTGCTTAGTGAGTGGGCTGATAACCTTGAAGCCGATCGCATGGCGCGTATCAGCAATACGGTGCGGCAGGGATTTCTGCTGGGTGATACGCATGAGCAGATAGCCCGCAAGGTACGCGGACACGCTAACCGTGGTTATCAGGATGGCGCGTTGCAGATGAGCAGGGCCAACGCCGGCAGCATTGCCAAAACAGCTGTAGGGCATCTTGCGGCAACGGCGCGAAAGAGCTTTGCGGATGCTAACGACGACATCCTGAAGGGGAAACAGTGGCTGTCCACACTCGACAATAAAACGTCAAAAGACTGTCGTATTCGCGATCGTCTCAAGTATACCCTGGATAACAAGCCTGTCGGCCATAAGGTGCCGTATCTGCAGGGACCCGGGAAAATCCACTTTTGCTGTCGGAGCACCGAAACTTACATCCTGAAATCGTCAGAGGAATTGGGTATCAAAGTCGGCGAAATCAAGGACAGCTCGCGTGCCAGCATGGATGGACAGGTTCCGGCTGACACGAATTACCAGGACTGGTTCTCCCGGCAGTCGTTCACGCGACAAGCTGAGATTGTCGGAGAAACGCGCGCCAGGTTGATTCGTGATGGCGGCATGTCTCCTGATGAGTTCTACAACGACAAAGGCGAATGGCTGACGCTGGACCAGTTGCGTGAGCGCGACGACCAGGCATTCCGTGACGCTGGGCTTTAATTATCATTTTCATCAACAGGCTGCCTCCAGGCGGCCTTTTTTATTGCCGTGATCCGGATGGTGAGCGGCGCAACGGTCGGATGACCCACAAAAAGGTAACCACATGAAACTGAAAACAGTTGAAGTAAACGGCAAGAGCTATGCAGAAGTTGATGCGAACGGTCTTCCCGTTTATGTACATGACGACGGCAAAGAGATCGGCTTCGATGCTGTGCAGGCCGTTGGAAAAATCTCCTCGCTGAACGGTGAGGCGAAATCTCATCGTGAAGCCAAAGAAGCAGCTGAAGCAAGCCTGGCGAAATTCGCCAAAATCGGTGACCCGGCGAAGGCACTCGAAGCGCTGGATATGATGACCAAAATCGACCAGAAAAAACTGATCGACGCGGGTGCTGTTGACCAGGTGAAAGCGGATATCACCAAATCATTCCAGGCACAACTGGATGAGGCCAACAACAAAAATAAAACGCTGGAAAGTCAACTGTACGATTCGATGATCGGCGGTAGCTTCACCGGTTCCAAATTTATCACCGATAAAATCGCCATCCCTGCCGATCTGCTTCAGGCCCGCTTCGGTCAGTCGTTTAAGGTCGAAGAGGGTAAAGTTGTCGCCTATGACGGCACAGGCAACAAAATTTACTCCCGCTCGAAGCCGGGCGAGCTGGCCTCGTTTGATGAAGCGCTGGAATTTCTGGTGGAGCAGTACCCGCAAAAAGACTACATCCTGAAATCCAGTGGCAATAACGGCGGTGGTTCACGTCAGTCTCAGCATCAGGCAGGGCAGAAAACCATGAAGCGTGATGCATTCGATTCGCTGGATATTGCAGGCAAACAAAATGCCCTCAAAGACGGTGTCACCATCGTTGATTAGTCCTCTTTTGCCTGCCGCCGGATGGCGGCGGGCGCCGGAGCTGGATAGCTCAGCCAACCCAAACCCATCTCTAAGGAAAAATGAATCATGTCGAACACTTTGACCGGGTTGATCCCGACTATCTATACCGCTCTGGATGTTGTTTCCCGCGAGCAGGTAGGTTTTATTCCTGCCGTCGCCCGTAACACCAAAGCAGATGCCGCAGCAAAAGACCAGACGGTTACCGCACCAGTTGCCCCGGTAGCGGTAACTGAAGACATCGTGCCGGGCCCTTCGGCTCCTAACACGGGTGATCAGAACATCGGTACCGTTGATGTCAAAATCACTAAATCCAAAATGGCTCCGGTCAAATGGAATGGTGAAGAGCAACTGGCCCTCGGTCCGGCTGGTACTTACAACACCATCCTTGCTGACCAGTTCAAGCAGGCATTCCGCGCACTGGCGAACGAAGTTGACGCAGATCTTGGGGCGCTATACTTCAACGCATCGCGTCAGGTTGGCACGCCGGGAACTACGCCGTTCGGTATCAAGGAAGACCTCAGTGATGCCGCGCTGGCCCGTAAAGTGCTGGAGGACAACGGCTCACCGACTACCGATCTCCAGATGGTTCTCGGATCGGCTGCCATCGCAAACCTGCGCGGCAAACAGTCAGTGTTGTTTAAGGTGAACGAAGCCGGGACGGAACAACTGCTGCGTGAAGGCACGCTGGGTCGCCTGGAAGGCTTTAATATCCATAACTCCGCCGGCGTTAAAACTCACACGGCCTCGGCTGCCGCGGGCTACCTGGTGAATGGAGCAAAAGCTGAAGGCGATCGTATCATTGCCATTGATACTGGCACAGGGTCTTTCACCGCTGGCGATGTGGTGAGTTTTGCTGGCGACGACAACAAGTATGTAGTTGCAGCTGCGACCGCAAGTACTATCACCCTTGCTCAGCCTGGTCTGCGTCAGGATTTGGCAGATAACACCGCTATTACCCGTGGTGCAGGTTATGTGGCGAATATGGCGTTTGACCGTAATGCGCTGCTGTTGGCATCTCGCACCCCGGCAATGCCGCAAGGTGGGGATACTGCGGATGATGTGATGAACGTTACCGACCCGGTATCAGGCATTACCTTCCAGGTGGCACTGTACCGCCAGTATCGCCAAATCCGTTATGAGGTTGGTCTGGCGTGGGGTGTCGCTGCGCCAGTTCCTCGTCACAGCGTCATCATTTCTGGCTGAAAACCATCAACCATGAGGGGCTTCGGCCCCTTTTTTTTAGTGGAGGGCTTATGGCCGGATTGACCAAAGAGCAGCGTGCTGAACGTGCTGCAGCAAAACTTGCGGCCGCGCAGGTTGATGCCAATGATCCTGAACAGCAGGAACAGCAGGAACAGCAGGAACAGCAGGAACAGCAGGAACAGCAGGAACAGCAGGAACAGCAGGAACAGCAGGAACAGCAGGAA